TGTGAATTATTAAATAAACGAAATGCTTTCATCCATGTTTGGTTTTCCCTTTCAATTGCGCCTTTGTGCAAAGTTGATTCCATGTATTGTAATTCTTTTGCTGTCATGCTGCTTTTGTTATTCCGTACCTATCAACTTTCCTGCACCTTGTTAACCTTGCGTTCATTCTTATTGCTAATCTTAACGCTTTCATTCTATAATCAAAATCTATATCAGTACAATTAGCAGTCCGCATTAACTCATTATATCTGATGTTCCAAATATAAAGAGCAGGTGAATTATTTTGTAATAAATAGTATGTCATTCGCCCATTCGTTTAATTGCAAATGCAAAATTACTTATTGATTCTGCAACGCTTAGTTCTGTTTCAATTCTTTCAATGTAACCTCTGTTCTTTCCTTTAGTCTTTAAATAAAAAATAATTGCAGTTGCATTTGGTGCATCTTTTATCTCAACAACATTTCCTTGATTAGTTACAACTTGCTTCTTTGCACCTGCCATTAAATTAAATAATTGCCCTTCAGCAAAATCAATTGAACGTTCATTTAATTCTGAAACTGCTTCACAATATTCTTTATCTTCTTTCAACCAACGGTAATGAGTATCACGACTAATTTCAACCGCTTCACAAGACTTTGAAACAATACCTAAATTGGATTTCAACGCTTCAAGCATTAATCTTTTATTAATGTCGGTTTTGTCAGGAACGGAATGCGTTTGCAATGCGGATTTATTTTTATCTTTTTTTCTCATTAGTTTTTGATTATCATTTAATTAAGTTCAGAAATTCATTTCTAACTCTATCTTCTGTTTTAAATAATCCAATTAATTTGCTTGTCATTGTCCAAGTATCATGCTTCTTTACCCCTCTCATGCACATACAAAGATGCTGTGCATTCAAAGTTACTGCAACACCTAAAGGATTTAATTCTTTTTGCAATCGTTCAGCAATCTGTGTTGTTATTCTTTCTTGGTTTTGGAATCTATTTGCATAAAGGTCAACCGTTCTTGCTAATTTTGAAAGTCCAACTATCTTACCGTTAGGAATATAGGCAATATTTGCAGTTCCAAAGAATGGTGCTGTATGATGTTCGCATAATGAATAGAAAGGTATATTCTTTTGAAGTATCATTTCATCAACTCCCTCATCATCAAAGCAAGTAAAATTAAATTCTTTTGGTTCTAAAAACTCTTTCATGAATTTCACATACCGCTTTGGCGTTTCCTTTAACCCTTCACGTTCTACGTTTTCTCCTAATAGAGCAAGTACTTGTTGAAAATGCCATTCAGGACTGTTTATAGTATATTCCATAATTTATGTTGTTGTACGCTAAGTTTCCATGTTGGGTTACTTAAACAAAGATTAATACAATGATTCAGATTAGTTTTATTTATTGTGAATCCATCCGAGTGAGGTGAAAGAAAATAATACATTGCTTCAACTTCGGGTTGAGGTATTTCCTGCCCTTCATGTCTAACGTATTTAATTTCCGTTACTCCGTTGGGAAAATTCTTTTTCATTACGTGTTCAGCTACTTTAGGCGAAAGAGTAACAAAATCAATGCCTTGTGGCACTTTATTTAAACCACTTGTTTCAATGCATTGGTAAAATTGTAAATCTTTAAAGTAGTTTACTATCTCATCAGTCAGTTGGTCGGTTGGCTCACCGCCTGTCCAAACAATTGTTTTACAATTCCATTTGGAAATATGAATAGCCAAATCCTTGACATTCCAAGCCTTACCGCTTTCAAACTCCGTATCACATTTAATTCCTGAAGCATAACAAGCATTCTTTGCTTTGCATCCTTGGGTTCTTATAAATATTGATGCTTCGCCTGCACGCTGACCTTCGCCTTGAAGTGAATAAAATATTTCGCTAATCTTTAATTCCATAAAATTGATTTAAGTGCTATTAATATAAAAACGATTTCTAAAACAAAGTTGGAGTAATTTTTATCTAACCAAACCCTGTACGCTAATCCAATACCGGCAGTTAAATTTAATCCATTATACATAAGTGATTTACTATCAGCTAATTGATTTGATAATAAAAAATAAGCAATCACAATAAGTAATGCTGAAATCCAACCTATAAAATCGTTAACCCTCATAAATTGCGGAATTTTTTTCATTTTCAAATACTTCTACCTTTACCACTCGGCTTCGCCCTGCATCCTGCATTGATAGCGTTCTATTAAATTTATCATAAACCATCTTCGCTAAACTTTCACAACCCATTTGGTCAAGCAAATGCAATTTACATAATCCCATCTGTTCAAGTCCTTGAAAAATATCTTTGTAAGGGTCGTCAAATTGAATTAATAAAGTATGGTCAAACATTTCATTCATATAATCTTTTAAGCCATTATGTTTGAAACTTCCGAAATCTACAATCCAATTCATATCATCAAGTTCATCAGCTTCAAACCAAACTTTAAACTTCAATGCATAACCATGAAGTAATTGGCAATGTGAATGTCCTGCTTTCCATTGGCGTAATGCAACGGAATAGTTATCAAATATTTTTGTGGATTTATACATTACTTAATCTTTGCTTTCTAATTACACATTGCTCACACTTACCACATGGTTTTCCATTAATACAATATCTACAAGAGTAAGTTTTTGAATAATCAACATTAATTTCTTTACCCTTCTGTACTATTTCTTTGCAATCTAATCTTTCTTTAATGTATGGTGCTTTAAAAACTACCTTTGTTTTGTAACAGAAGTTAGCCAACTTATTCATGTATAATAAAAACCTTGGGGATAAATCCGCAGCAGGAAATTTACATTTAAGTCTTAATTCATCATAAGTTTTCCATTCACTTTTATCAAATTGGAATGAGCAATAAACTTCTTTTATATTCATTTCACTTGCAATACCACCTGCCATTAATAACATATTGGCATTTCTTGCAGGAACCCAACTCAATGCCTTAACATCAACACTATAAACATTTTCTTCTGTTATGTTCTCATCTATATAATTATCTTTAATGATTGAAGCCTTAGACCATTCATAATTTAGTTTAACTAACTTCAAATCACTATTATATAACTTGGTATAATGCATAGCAGATGTTAGTGTAGGATTTATATTTTCCTGTCCGTAATCAATAAACACACTTACCACATTATACCCTTGCTTTGTCAATTGAGCAAGCATGGTTGTGCTATCTATTCCGCCACTAACTAATAGTACACAATTTTTTTTTGTGCTTACAGTGGGTGCATTTTCCACATTCTTTTTTTCCTTTACTTTCATAACATGAAAACGATTTACTTATTAATGATTTATTTTTTGTGATATAACTTAATTGAGTTTGTTTGATAAATGGAACTCTTATTTTTATATTTAACTTTTGACTTCTCAATAACTCTTGATAACAATCTACAAACTTTTTCTTTGCATCATGAAACTTACTTCCTTTTGGTTCTTTATGAAATCCTAAATAGATATTTTTTATATTGTTATTAATTGCATATATGGTTGCTATTGTAAGAAATAATTGATTCCTAACTGCTAATACATTCTTTGAATGATTGATTGCTACCTTTCCATTTAATAATGGGTTCTTACTATCATTATAAGCATTTGTTTTTAGTACAATTAAATCACTATTAAATAATTTTGCAAAATGCTTTGCCGATTCTAATTCCCCGACTAATGCCTTTTGATTGTAATTAATATATAAAAGTTTGAACTTCTTACCTTTCTGATAAAGATAATTTGCAAGACAGGAACTATCTATGCCCCCGCCAAATAAAATTATATTATCACAAATTATTTTCTGCATACTTTTGAAACTTAACCCATTGTTCAAAGTTAAAAAGATTTAAATCCTTATATCCTTTATCCTTCATTACCATTCCTTTTGGCTTGCTTGCTGATTTTATTTTTCCATTTATAAATACATAACTTGTTGCATATCTACCGCCACCAATCCAAGTTGTAGAATCTACTGAATCAAATTTTAGATACGGAAGTAAATCCATTTGTGTAAATCCTAATCCATGTATCTTGCAATTATTCTTGTGAGCATCATTAATAAATTTATTCATTAGTTTAGGATTCTTCCTGAACACTTTTCCTTCTTCGGTTACAGGTGTTGTTCCGATAGCAACGTATTTATAATTCTCGCACATTTTTAGGAAGTAATCATACTTTCTATTTGCATGCCAAACGGGTATTGGTTGCAATCCCACACCATCTTCAATTAGCTTTCTTAAATACTCAACCTTTTGCAATCCAACAACGCCATCAATGTCTAATTCAAAAAATAACTTAGCATTTGTTTTTTTTATGAATTGAATATATTTTTTAGTGTACTCAATCCAATCAATGCTTTTTGCTTTTTGAATATTATTAAATGTAGAATAAGCGCCACTATCTAATATATGTTTTTCTTGATATAAAAACTTTGGTATATCTGATGCAGTCTTATGTTCAAAGAATGAAGATAACAAATAAATATCTTTTGGATTTTTATTATAAGTATTTTCTATTGTTTTAAATCCTGCTAAGTAAACAATCATTTCTGATTCAATAATTTATATATAATAGCTTCTTTGCTTCCACCAATTTCATTAAATCTTTTTATCACATAATCATATTCTTCTTGTGAGTATTCTAATTTAATTACATTTGGTTTATCTAAATCATTATCATCTTTATTCTCAAAATGATTATCTACATTAAAAGATTCACTATTAGGAATAAAATCTAATCCCCATTTTTCTAAATTGACTTCTTCAAAATTATTTGCTAATGAATCAAAATCCCACTCACCAAATGAAATATTATCTTTAATAATAAATTCTTCTTGTTGTTCTTTTGTTAACTCACTTGCCTTAATTATAAATACTTCTTTTAGTCCTGCTTCTTCGCAAGCCTTTAATCGCATATTGCCACCAAGCACAACCATTTCTTCATTTACAACAATTGGTCTTATTTGCAGCATTTGCGGAAACTCTTTAATTGAATTTACAAGTTTCTGAAATTTGAAATCTTTAATGAAACGTGGATTATTTTCATTGATGAAAACCTTTCCAATATTTACTTTTTCTATTTTCATGATTCAAAGTAAACTAAACTCACTTACATAATGTAAAAAAATAAATACTAAAGATTAACAAGTTTCAAACATTAAATTTCTACATTTGGGAATTCCAAACTTATTTTCTGCATTTTTTGCAAATCCCTAACTGCTTGATAATCAATTATATGCATCAAATATTTATTAATATTGATATATATATGTTTTATGTTTGTTTTATATATGATTAAATACCTATATTTGAAATAGAAAGCAGCAGGGCACACATTACGAAGCTGATTCTTTGAAATATTGAAGTTACAAGTTTAGGATGGCAAATAGTATCGAGCCGATTGTCGTAATGCAGTGATGCATCATTAAAGAGATAAAAGTAAAAGGCAGCTATCATTCAAATAGAAAAAGCTAATTGTAATATTCATGTTGATTAACCTAATTTAAACGAAGTCCTGAATGCAGGCAAACGGTAAATAAAAGGGTTTTATAATAGGATAAAAGCAGCATTAAAACGCTGTTATGCAAACGGCAGTTTGTGAAACTATATTATAAAACAACACCATGCACGTTGAAAAAGATGATACTGTT